CACCATTGCCTTCCGGTTCTCCACCCACGCCTTGGTGGTGGTCACCGGCTCCGCGTTCTGAAGCACCAGTACAGCCACCTCGTCATGCTCGCTGTGATGGATGTCCAGAATCTTCGCCGCCCTTACCTGCTTGTGGCACTGGTAAAGCGGCAGCTGTGGCTTGCTCATCGTTGTCCTCCTTCATGGGGATTGGTTCACCGCGGGGAATTTGAGCACAAAAAAAGGGGACTGTTCAGTCCCCCAAAGGTACGAATATGTATGAATCCGTAAGTTTCGTTATAGGTCATCCATCCCGATGTACCCGTGTTGCTCGGCTTCCAGTACGCTGGCGACGTCCACCAGGCGCCCCTTGTGGGCGGTCCGGNNATAGGCATGTCCCACCGCTCGGAAAGCGTGTGGAGTTGGCAAAACTTTTTCATCTCGAACGGCAGCGGTATCACAGCCATCACATCCCTCCATTTCAGTCATACGGGTTGTACTCAACCACGTGCTTGCTTGTTCCATTTCCACCCAGGGGTCCGCGGATCTTCTTAGTGACCGGGAACGCGAAGGAGAGTAGCAGACAGTCGAACTCACCGGAGGAGACGCCCAGCCGCTTCTTGATCTCCTTCTTACTCTCCAGCTGGATCTTCCCGTCGAGGCGCGGCACCGTCTCCGGCTGCAGGATGGCATCACGGAGAGCCGGGTCCGGCTGGATGCTCCCCCCCTCCTTTAGCCACTTCTTGACCGCCATGGCCATCTCAGCGCGCTTGTTGAGGAAGCCAGGATCGGCGGCGCCGCCGGCAAACGCCACCAGCGTCCACTTGCGCCCCCAGGTGCGCCCGGCGCTCACAACGCCGGTGCCATAACCCAGGTCCACAAAAACCGCGTCAGCCTCTTCGGCATCCTCGAACCCCGCGAGGATCTGCGCGATGTAGATGTCATTGTCGTTCTTGGGGATCTTCTTGAGGATGCGGAAGGAGAGCCCCTGACGGAGCCCGAACACCAGGAAGTCATCCCCCTCCCAAGCCGGATCAAGCGTCAGGATCTTGGGCGCAAAGTTGTACTGTTCCGGCCGCAGCACCCGGCCATAAGCCGCGTCCACATCGGCCTCATTGAAGAACTGGCGGGCCGAAAGGGACGGAAAGATCCCGCGCACACGGACCTTGAAAAAGTCGCTGTTTTCCCCATAGTCCTCTTCCCATTCCTTGATTTGCTTCTTGTTCGTCATCTTGCAGGTGCGGCTGTCGATCTGGACCCGGCCCCACCTCTTGGCGAACTTGCGGAAGCACTCCCTGAATCGGCCGTTATTCCTGGTGGGGTTGCCGAACGCCAGCCAAAGGATTTGGGTGTTGAGGTCCGTGAGCGCGCCCTCTGCCACCTCCCAAATGACGTCATGAATTGCAGAGGCCTCGTCAAAGATGAGCACCACCCGCTTCCCGGCGTTGTGCAGGCCGGCGAAGGCCTCTGTGTTCTTCTCGCTCCAGGGCACCATGTCAAAGCGCCAGGTCTTCGAGTGCTCCGGGTCCACCGAGAAGAGCGCCGTGGCCGTGTACTGGAACCAGTGTCGAACGATGCAGCGCCGATGCCAGGTGGCCACTGCCGCCCAGGTTTTCGTCTTCAGCTGGGTCTCCGTGTTGGCCGTCACCACCCCCATTGTGTCCTCAAAGGTGGAGAGCGCCCAGAGAATCACCCAGGCCACAAAGGCGCTCTTTCCTATGCCGTGGCCGCTGGCGACGGCCTCACGGATGACACAGCCCAGATCTGCGCCGGCCTGGAGCTGCTGCCCCATGCGTATGAGAAGCTCGGTCTGCCACTCGTCCGGGCCGTCGTGTCCCTCAAGCTCGCCCTCCCCCCAAGGGAAGCAGTAAAGCACCCAGCCGTGAGGGTCCAGCTCGAAGCCCGCCATGTCCTCGCGCAGCTGCAGCTCAAACTGTTCGCGCTCTCCTACCTGAGACATGACACCCCCAAAACGGTCAGGTCCCGCAGCATCCGCTCATGCTTCTGCTCCAGGTCTGCCCTCATGCGCTCACCGATGGCTTTAAGCCACGCTTGCACCGCCTCCTCATCCTCCGGGGCCACCGCCACATTTTCGAGGGTCAGCGTCATACGCCCCGCCCTGGTGTCAATCTCCACTTTCGGAAGCACCACGTTTCCCCCTTGCCCGCGCGCGGGCTTTCGCCAGAGCATCCGCCAGCCCACCGCCGGCCGAAAGCTCCACCCGGTCCGTGAACAACTTGAAGTGCCGGCCGATGAGTTCACAGCTCCCCTTGACGTCGATGGACTGGTAACCGAGAAAGACGCCGCTCTTGTTGTACCTGGTGCCTACCACCATCGCGGCCGCCTCGTCATCCAGCTCATGGGGAAGCTTCAGCTGGCCCGCCTTGATCCCCTTCTCCAGGTCATCCTCCAGGTGGTACAGGCGTCTGATGTCAAACTGAACGCCACGCATGAGGCGGTCGATGGCCTTGCTACCCTGCGCCTCGTACTTCTTTGCCAGCTTCTCCTCATGCTCCCGGATGGCCTCCTGCACCTCAACAGAACTCAACAG